ACAAAACGGAAAAAGTACAGGAAGAAACAAAACAAGAAGAGGTAGTAGAACAAGTAGAAGCTAAAGAGCCAAAAGAAGATAGCCAAGCATTGATTGATAAAACAATCAAAGACAGACTTCATAGACAGAAAAGAAGAACACTAGAAGATTTGGGTGTATCTGATCTTGATGAAGCAAAAGAAATTATTGCTAGATCTAAAGAAGCTGAAGAAAAAAGAAAACTTGAAGCAGGTAAGTTTGAGGAAGTAAGGCAATCTTTAGTTGATAGTCATAAGAAAGAATTACAAAAATTACAAAATGAATTACGAGATGAAAAGATTGATAAACAATTAATTCAATCCGCATCCGGTAATAGAGCAATCAATCCTAATCAAGTAAAAGATTTATTAAAAAATAATGTTCGATTAAGTGAAGAAGGTAGAGCAGAAATACTTGATAAAGATGGAACAACAAGATACAACAAAGAAGGCAAACCATTAACCATAGATGAGTTTGTTTCTGAGTTTATGACACAGAATGCACATTTCCAAGTTGCAACCCCTTCTGGGAGTGGAAGTGTTGGTAATGTGGGGAAGGTAAACGCACAGACCTTTAATTTGGCGGACTTAGACATGAATAATCCAGATCATAGGCAGAAATATGCTGAGTATAGAAAACAGCGAAATTCTAAACCTACTGTGATTAATCTTAACAAATAACCGCTATTTAAAGGAGATATAAAATGGCAGATGAAACAACAAGTAGTACGATATCGGAATTATATACCGAGATCGTAGCAGAGGCTCTGTTTGTAGCAAATGAACAGAGTGTAATGAGAAATCTAGTGCGTAATTACACTATTGCAGGTGGTGGAAAATCCGTAGAAGTACCAATCTATGGTGTAGTATCAGCAGCAGCAGTAAGTGAAGCGGCAGATTTATCAAACACAGCAGTAAACCCAACATCAAAAACTATCACAGCTTCAGAAGTTGGAATTATGACAACACTTACAGATCTAGCAAGAAACTCAGCATCAAGAAATGTTGGTGCAGATATTGGTAGACTATTTGGTGAAGCTATTGCAAAGAAAGTTGATACAGATTTATCAGCATTATTTACAGGCTTTTCAGAAGGTCAAGGATCAGCAGGTGGAGAATTAACCATTGATGAAATGTTCAAAGCAGTTGCAAAACTTAGAACTGCAAATGTTCCTGCACCTTATTATGGTGTATTCCATCCAAAGGTTATGTATCAGATCAAAAAACAACTAACAAACACATTTGTTGGTAGTGCAGGTAATATGCCAGATATGGGTAATGAAGCACTTAGACAAGGATTTGTTGGAACAATAGCAGGTGTTCAAATATTTGAATCATCTAATATTGCTGTTGATGGATCAGATGACTCTATTGGTGCAATCTTCTCACAAGATGCTTTAGGTATGGCTATGATGCAAGACCTAAAAATTGAGAGTCAAAGAGATGCAAGTTTAAGAGCAGATGAAATTGTAGCAACAGCAGTTTATGGTGTAGGTGAACTACACGATAGCTATGGTGTTAAATTAACTGCGGACTCAGCACTTTAATTTATTAATTTAAAGGGGTGGATATACCACCCCTTATTTGGTATAAAAAATTATGACTATAGAAACTGTAAAATTAACAAATAAATCTGGTGCTATCATTGAAAGAAAAAAAATTGATTATGAGAACAATATAAAAATTTGGACTCAAAGAGGCTGGGAACTTTATGAAGAGAAACCAGCAAAAAAGAAAGCACCTAAGAAAAAGAAGTCTAAATAATGGCAACATCAGTATTTAGTGTGGCATTATCTCATGTTCAGGAATATCAACCTGACATAGCTGGTTTTGGTATTACTGATTTTGATACACAATTACAACATGCTGAAGATGATGTTATAAGACAAGTAAGAGAAGAGTGGTGGGAAAGATACAGACATACAGTTAGGTATAAAGATATAACTAAAGTTACTTCCCTAGAATTAGTAAATAGTAAATTAACAGCAACACAATGGAGAAGATCAGTTTGTTATAAGGCTTTAGCTGATTACATATTTCCAATGCTTTCAAAGTTTAGAGACCCAGATACAGGTGAAGGTAAAGATACTTTTCAAGTACAAATGGATTACTACAAAAACAGATATAATGAGGAATTTCAGGCTGTCCTAAGAGATGGTGTTGAATATGATGAAGATAGTAGTGGAACAATTCAAGCAAGTGAAAAAGAGCCAATACACACTTTAAGATTAGTGAGGTAGTATGTGTACTTGTAAAGGTGAATGTGTTTGTAGATAATGGTAGCAGATATAAAGATTACTGCTAATACGATTGATATTGTTAAATACCTAGAAAGAACTAAGCAAAAAATCCCAAATCAAATACAAATGGCTTTAGCTAAAGCCTCACAGTTTGGTATCATGCGTATTACTGACAAGACTCAAAAGGGTGTTTTACCTGATGGTGGAAGATTAAGACCTTATAAAAAATCAACTAGAAAATCTAGGACGAAAAGAAAACGTCAAGTAGGTCATGTAGATTTAACTGATACAGGTAGAATGTTTAGATCACTAACAAGTAAAATAAGTAAATCAAAAGGCTCATTGTTTTTTAGGAGACAAGAAGAAAACAAAAAGGCTTTCTTCCATGATACAGGAACAAGATTTATGGACTCAAGACCATTTTTTGCTATTGGACGACAGGACGAAGATAAGATAAGAGATATATTCTTTAAGGCAATAAAACTATGAGTAAGAGAGAAAATATAGCTGGTGATATTATTAGTAAGCTAGATGCAGTTTCTAGTCCTATTGAATTTAAACTTATTAAAAGAGAACCATTTGAACCTGAAGAGTTAAGTAATGCACAGTTTCCAGCCGCATATATACAAACAGGGGACGAAACTAGAGACTTTTTTTCTATTGGAGATGTAGGCTCAGGTAAAAGACAAGGCACTATTGATTTCTTAGTTGTTGGGTTTGTAAAAGGAACTGACTCAAATATTGATACATTACGCAATCAATTAATAGAAGTAGTAGAAGAAACATTAGATGCTGACATAACTAGAAATGGTAATGCTCTTAGTACCCAAGTTGTAGAGGCAAGTTCTGATGAGGGTGTATTATTTCCTTATGGTGGTGTGAGAATTGTGGTAAGAGTTTTATATGAATTTGTTAGGGGGACTTCGTAATGCCTAAAAGAATAAAAATATATTTTCCTGATGGAGAGAACGAGATGGAGATATTTGATAACCAGCTTGAAAATTATCTTGCAAAAGGATTTAAGAAAGATAAAAAAGAAGATAGACCTCTTCCAAAAAATGATTTAGAAGAAGAGGAAACAAACATAATAGAGGAGTAAATTATGGCAACGCATACAGGATTAAATGGTGTTGTTAAAATTGGGTCTAACACAGTTGGAGAAGTAACATCATTTACTTTGAACCAAACACAAGACACAGTTGAAGATACAGCATTAACAGACTCAAACAAATCTTATAAAGTATTAAGAGGAGACGCAACAGCAACAGTTGAATGTCATTTTGACGAAACTGATACTGCTCAAGAGGCGGCAAACTTAGGAACAAGTGCTACACTAGAACTATACCCAGAGGGTGCAGATAGTGGAGACAAATATTTCACAGGAACAGCTATTGTTGTGGGTGGAGATGTTGGTGTTACTATGGACGGAATTATAACTAGAACTTTATCTTTTCAATTTTCAGGTGGGGTATCTGAGGCTACAGTATAATAATTTGTGGTAGATAAAATAGATTTCTTTGAGGGAGTCAAAAATCATTTTGAGTCTCTTGATATAAAAATTATTGAAGTTCCTGAATGGGGTCTTGAAGGCGATAAAGCTATATATGTAAGACCCTTTACAATGAACGAAAAGGCAAAATTATTTAAGGGTGCTAATGACTCAGACCTTAGTGTTTTGGTTGATGTAATTATACAAAAAGCTGAAACGCAAAGTGGAGACAAGATGTTTGATTTATCTCATAAGCCAAAGTTCAAAATGAAAGCTGATACTGATGTTATTTCAAGAGTTGCGTCAGCTATTATGTCTCAAGACAACATTACTGATATAAAAAAAAACTAAATTCAGACCCAGAACTTTATAATGTTTTAGCCTTAGGAGAAAGGCTACATATGTCAGTAAGAGACGTATTGCAAATGTCAGTTCAAGAGTTTAATATGTGGATAGCTTACTTCCAAATACAACAGGAAAAAGCTGAACAAGAACAACGAATGAATAAGAGATAATGGCTACAAAAAAAGTTAATATTGATATTATTGCTAGGGATAAGTCCAAAAGAGCATTAAACAATGTTAAAGGTAGTTTAGATAGAGTTAAATCAGCAGTATTTAATGTTCGTAATGCCTTAGCTGGTCTTGGTGCTGGTTTAGTAATAAGAAACCTAGTTAATACAGGTAAAGAATTAGAAAACTTACAAACAAGATTTAAGTTTTTATTAAAAGATGCAAATGAAGGTGCAAAAGCCTTTGAAAACCTTACAAAGTTTGCATCAAAAGTTCCTTTTTCATTAGAAGAAATACAAGCTGGTTCAGGGATATTAGCTACAGTAACGGACAATGCTGATGATCTTCAAAAGATGTTGGAGATTACAGGTAATGTAGCCGCAACAACAGGTTTAGATTTTAGAACTGCGGCTGAACAAATACAACGATCATTTAGTGCTGGTATAGGTGCGGCTGACTTATTTAGAGAAAAAGGGGTCAGAAATATGCTTGGTTTCAAAGCTGGTGCTACAGTATCTATTGAGGAAACAGTAGAGGCATTTGAAAATGTTTTTGGAAATGGTGGTCAATTTGGAACTGCTACTGATGAACTAGCACAGACACTAGAGGGAACTTTGTCTATGATTAATGATAAAGTTTTTACTTTTAAGAAAACATTATTAGATGCTGGTTTCTTTGCAGAACTTAAAAGACAATTTGGTGATTTAGATAATTTTTTAAAACAAAATCAAAAAACTTTAGATGAAGTAGCTACAGATATAGGAAAAGGTTTGGCTCAAGCAGTTGTAGGATTAGCAGAGGGTATAAAATTTGTAGCAGATAATTTTACATTACTAAAAGCGGCTGTAGGTGGATTTATAGCTTTTAAATTAGCTAGTGTTATTATTGGAATTACAAATGCCATAAGATTGATGAGAATACAAACATCAGGTCTTGTAGCATTATCAGGTGCTAAAGGTCTTGCTTTAGTAGTAGCATCTTTTGCGGCTATGAAAATAGCGGCTAGTGATTTTAAAGAAGAAGTTAGAAATGTAAGAGAGGAATTAAGAGAATTATCATTAAGTGAATTAACTAAACGAGCAACAGAACTTAATTTAGAAATATTAAAATTAACTCAACAAAATGAAAAGCTGACAGAGTCTTATGAAGATCAACATGAGGCATTAGGAGAAACAAATGGTTTTTTCCCTCAACTTCAACTTAATATGGGGAAACAAATAAAATTAGAAAATGAAGTAGGCAAAGAATATGATGACAATACTTTAAAAATAAAACAATTAAATGAAGAATTAAAAATATTAAATCAATTAATAAATCAAGGGGGTGGTGGAACAAAAAAACTTATTGAACCTCTTGGTGCATTAGATAATGATTTAAAAGGTTTTATAAACACCAATAAAGAAACAACTGATAGTATTGAAGATCAAAAAGAAAAAGTTAAAGTTTTAAGAGAAGTTGTTGGTGGAATAGATGGAGATTTTAGAAATTTACACCCAACACTTTTAGAAACAATTAATTTTAATAAAAATTTAGCTAGTAGTTTTAATGAAGTAGAAGAACAGGCAAAAAAAGTAAAACCAATAATATTTCAAACTAGACCTGACCAACAAACA